CGGCATGGAAGGGATATTTCAGAAAGGCTGGACCTTAGCCACTATTTGTATAATCCAAGCAGCAATCTGGCCTCTAGGCCTAAGGTACAATATAGTGGGTCAGGGTGATAATCAGGTTCTCTTTATAGAATGCAACAGAAACCCAGAAGAGTCGGACCCTGCCTTCGCAGATCGGGTCAGGGAGCTGTACAAATCGGTATCCCGCTCGTGCTCGGAATTTGCAGCGGCAGTCGGACATGAGTTAAAACCAGAAGAGTGTACCGCTGGAACATCATTTACGTCGTATGGGAAAGAACTATGGTACAAGGGTCGAGTCTTAGAGACTACGTGTAAGTCGGTGGCAAGAATGTTCCCTTCTACTACTTCGGATGTACCGAGCATGTTCCAAGTGTTCTCGAAAATCTCAGCGACTGGATCCGCCACTACAGATCGCTCCGGGTACACACTACCTTTGTTCTTTTTCACGAAGCTAGTCGAGAATTGGTTAATCCGACGCGAGTTTCGAGTCTCGTACCTGCACGGAGATTCCCTGCATGATTCTAGTGGGAAGATATTGGGGGATTTAGATACAAGACAATGGGATATTCTACTAACTCTGGTTCCTTCGAATCTAGGAGGGCTGCCCGTAGGGACGTTGGCTGAATATCTCTATCGAGGTCATCAAGACCCGTTGGCTTCCTCTCTCTGCTCTCTTCGAGCCTTTCGTACCCTCCCTGTTGTCTCAGCTTATCTCGAGGTGCTTGAGCGAGGGCTTATCCTTGAGGTAGACTCGAAGGTAGATAAAGAGGGATTGATTCTGGATCCTTACTCGATACCTATTCGAAGAATAGCTCCTGCTACTTCCCGGATGGCGTCTAGGATGAAAGGGCCTCTGTTAAGAGTCACGAGAAATTCGGATATAAAATCACTGTTGATCTATAACGATCGATCAAGGTCATCATTCATGGAGGATCTTTTATCCTCTAAGCCTCTCTATCCGAAGATAGTACACGACGTTTACAAGAGCTCATTGTTTGGAACATGTGATACATTCAGCAAGAGGTTTACAAATACGTCAACTCTCTACAAGATTGCCCGACGAGCAGAAGATGAAGATTTGGCTACACGGTGTATGATGTACGATCGAGAGTATATGCGCCAGACTTACGATAACCTAGCTCTGGTGTATAAGATTAGAACACCCTCAATCCATAAGTTTAGCGGTCTCTTCAGATGTACAGACTCTCGTTAAAGCTTCGAGAAAGGTGGGGAGTAGGAACTATGGAAGGCGTCACGAACATTCATCCTTTGGATCTAGGGAAAATCTTGGTACTGCCTTACGATGTAGATAGAGCGTTAGTTGCTGAGAGGAAAGAATCACCTATAGTCTCGGTGATGTGTCTCCAGGGCGATACTACGTCGTCAAGGAACGATAGAGGTCCCACTAACCCCTATATAGGGAGCCTTACTTCAGAGAAGTCTGTTGCGAAGTGGGTCCGCCCCGTGGACTCAAGCCCACCCCAGAAGGATGCGATCAAACTTCTCCAG